AAAGCCAATATCTGTAACATTAGGTGAAAATAGTTTTGAACTGGTGTTGCGAATATTAGGCAATGAGTTTGTAGCAATTAAGATTGGGTCTACTAATTTTAGTGGAAAATTAATTGCTGGTGGTGTGCTACTTTTGTTTTTCACGTTTATGCTTATGGAGGTGTTTGGTCTGTCACGGATTATGGGTGTTGAGTAATGGCTACCAAGTTAAACGAAAACACTGAACTATCTATGCCTATACGCAACTTGATTGCGATGGTAGTTGGGGCGGCTGTTGCGACATGGGCATATTTTGGAGTTATCGAAAGGCTTAACAGCATCGAAAACAAAATTATTTTGATTGAAGCAGATTTGAAACAAAACACAGAATTTAGAATTAAGTTTCCAAGAGGCGAGTTAGGTTTGACAGCATCTGACCAAGAACAAAATATGTTAATTGAGCATATCTCAAGTCAATTTGAAAAGCTCCAAGAACAGGCTGATGCTGGCAAATTACCCCACGATCAGCAACAGGCTTTAACTATATCGTTTCTCACAAAAAGAATTAACAACATTGAGGAGCAGATAGAAAAGTTAAGGAACGGAAACCGCAATGATCACTGAAACAATTACATTAATATTGTACATGGCTGGTGATGTTACAGAACACACTGCATTTGAAAAGATTAGCAAATGTCTCAAGACCAAGCGGAAAATAGAAAGAAACCTATACAAAAAATCAACATCAGTTAGGTACGCTTGTGAAAACAAAACAGTTGTGATTGAAAAGAATGATGATGGTTCAAATTATATTGTGAGGATAATAGAATGATACAAGCATTAATAGGGCCAGTAACAGGGCTGTTAGATAAATTTGTTGAGGACAAAGATCAGAAGAACAAGTTGGCGCATGAGTTGGCTACTATGGCTGACCGACACGCACAAGAGTTAGCCAAAGGCCAGTTGGCTATTAATGCTGAAGAAGCAAAGTCAAAAAATATTTTTGTATCGGGCTGGCGGCCTAGCGTTGGCTGGTGCTGTAGCCTAGCTTTGTTTGCTCACTTTTTAGTGTTCCCGACTATGGATGTAGTGACAGCCTACATGGGAATAGAACCTGTGCCTTATCCTGCTTTTGACATGGATAGCCTTATGACTGTATTATTAGGTTTATTGGGATTAGGTGGGATGCGTAGTTTTGAAAAAGCAAAAGGATTAACAAAATGAAAAAAGGTTTATATGCCAACATCCATGCCAAGAAAAAGCGCATTGCTGCTGGCTCTGGTGAGAAAATGCGTAAGCCTGGAAGCAAGGGTGCGCCTACAGCAAAGAATTTTAAGCAATCTGCAAAGACTGCTAAGAAGCGGAAGAAGTAATGAACAAGGATCGTTTGCGTGAGGAAATTGCAGAAGATGAAGGATGCAAATACGAGGTGTATTTGGATCATTTAGCACTGCCAACTTGCGGCGTGGGTCACTTGATTACTGAAAACGATGAAGAACATGGTCAGCCTGTCGGTACAGTTGTTGAGCAAGAGCGAGTGCGTCAGTTATTTGCTCTGGACATTGCCGTTACTGTTGATGAGTGCAAGGTTCTTTATCCAGACTTTGATGAGCTTCCAGAAGAGTGCCAGCATATCATTGCTAACATGATGTTTAACATGGGTAGACCTCGCCTTAGTGCTTTTAAGGGCATGAAATCTGGGGTTGATGCAAAGGATTGGGATAAAGCCGCTGACGAAATGGTAGATAGCCGTTGGTACACACAAGTTCCTAATCGCGCTAGAAGGCTCGTAGACAGGATGAGGGCGTTGAGTGATGGCTAAGACCCCTGCGTGGCAAAGGAAGGCTGGCAAGAGCAAATCTGGCGGTTTAAACGCTAAAGGAAGAGCGTCAGCTAAACGTCAGGGCATGAACCTCAAGCCACCTGTGTCTAGGAGCCAAGCTAAGAAGTCACCGAAAGCTGCCGCTAGGCGTAAAAGTTTTTGTGCTAGAATGAAGGGCATGAAGAAGAAGTTGACCAGTAAGAAAACAGCGCGTAACCCTAACAGCCGTATTAATAAATCTTTGCGTAAATGGGATTGCTAAAAAATAAGGGGGCATAACCCCCCTATTTACTCCACTATTCTACTCTCCATACATAAAAACCATAGCCAGCTAGGTCTGGCCTTCTAATCTTTTGTGATCTGTATTTCATGTTTAATGAATACAATGTACGCCTAATCCCTTCATACTCAGTATGATCTTTGCAAAAAATCCTATCCCCTATTTCCAAAGATTGCAGAACTTCTTTCCTAGTAAGTTTCTTGGGCGGCATCCCTTTCTCTATTACTATTTCTGAACACCTTGTCAAAACAACTCTCCTTTGAACTGTAGCATAGTAACTGCCCAGCCCCATTGATAACCCAGTGACCGCCATGTAACGCCATTTCTCTCTGGCAATAATCGCAATTCACTTTACGGTTATCAACGTGCTTGACTTTTTTCTTAGAACGGTACGTCACTATCGTCTAATTCTTTAGGGTGATACTGGCCTTGGATTGTATTAGCCACTTGCTTGAACCCGCCTTGCGATACGTTGTCGGCTGGATTATCACCGCCTTCATACTCGACAACCCTGCTAATGCTAACTCCTATTGAGCCATCGTCATTGGTAAACCCTTTGACACTGTAGGTTTGATCCCCGCGAAACGTAACATCAGCATTTGCGCCATCAACGTAAGGTGTCCACTTGTTATTGCTGTACGGTGCTTTGCCTTCATCATTCTTAAACAAACGAATTGAACATACTTTTTCATATCTTCTCATAATTTACCCCTGTGGTTTGAGTTTAGTGTTCATTCGCACAAGTATATCTCTTGCAATGTTATACTTATGCGGATCAGCAGCTTGCATAGCCGCCATTCTATCTTTGAAGTGACCGCCATTCATAAAGTCTTTTAAATCTTTATGTGTTTTGGTGTTCTTCATCTTAACATCAATCTCACGCAACAACGCTTCCCATTCGTCAGGCTCATCAGATTTCTCTTCTGTTGCTGGTGGTGGCGGCGTGGGTGCTGGCGTAGGTGTGGTCTGTAATGCCTCAGATTTGCGCGTGACGGCATCCATCTCATTTGATGAGGCATACTCGCCACCAGCTAGGCCAAGGCTACTCAGTGCGCGTCCTATGGCTGATGTCTCTGCGTTCTCCAAGGCTGATGTTTTATTAACGTGACCATCACCCCTGATTTCTTCAGCCATACCAGAGCCTATCTGATTGCCATTGTTATCAGTTATAATAGCTTTGATGACAACTCTATGACCATCATCAACCATTATCTGTGTATCCACACCATAATCCAGGCCAAGGAAACGCCTAAACGCTTCCATTCGATGCACAACTTGGGTGTATTTCTTACCACCGCGTTGCGTAACGCCATGTGATTTGTTCAATTCATTAACAAAATCCATAACATTATTTAATGGGTTCTCAGCCATTAGTGTGTATTCCTTTCTATGCCTAGCTTGTCGGCAATCAAATGTGTGAACACAGACAGGGCAGTTTCCATTGACGCAACCTTGTCGTTTAGTTGCTCAACGTGCTTCTGAAGATTGTCAACGTGCTGCCATGCCTCATTGTGTTCTGTCTGCAAGATAGCCATTTGGCTATGCAAATCATCAATGTGTTCTTCATTAGTCATCTTTTTTCTCCACATAAAATTGTGTAGCCCACATAACAAGCTGGCCTCTGCCTGACTTGCCCTTACGCTTGCGGTCATCAACCTTTACAAAGCCTTTCTCTTTTAACTGCTTGTATCGTGCAGTCACAGTGCTGTAGCCGTAGTGTGGCAAGGCAGCTAACACTTGATCACTAATGCAACCATCACTGCCAAAATCCTCTATCTTTTCCAGCACAACCTGTTCCATGTGGCTTGCTGTAATACTTTCAGCAGCGTCATGGCTTGTTGCTGGATCGTGTGTCCTTGCCAGTTTGTAAGCTGGCGTGTCGAACAAATCTAATATTTCTGCCATCATATTCTCCATGCTTCCTTTGCTAGTGTTACAATTGATGGCCCATGCCGCCTTGCAATCTCTGTCATGTCTGGCTGGACAAGACCAAAGAGTGTGCGCCATGAACCGTTAGCGGCCTTCAATAAGTTCTGAGTAATAACCCAGCTTTGAACGGCCTCATTGTATGCGCGGTTCAGACTTTCTTCTGACAACGCATCACAATTTTCTGGTGTTGCTATATGAAATCCAGCCCCAGTGACAAACAGCAATGCTGGTGTCTCTCCTGTGGCTTTCCAATAAACTGATTGTTGTATTACTTGCATCCAAGTTGGCTCTGTCTTTGGCTTTGGTGTGCGCCAAGTTCTTGTGCCATCTTTTTTTATTGGATTGCGTAGAGGAAGTGAGCATTTAAGGTCTATTTGTTTACCGCCACCGCTAAAGTCTTGGTATAGCATAATAGGCACTTCACTTTTTGGCTCATCCAGCCACCGCTGATGCTCACCAGCTATGGCATTTGCCCCTTGGAAAAACTCTTTTACGCCAGCGATAGAGTTCGCCATCATTTCTGGCAGCACTTCTCTGAACGCATCAAACTCTTCAGCGTCTTTGCCTTCATCCCAATCTCTAGGCTTGTACTCATCGTACTTGCTCATCATATGTCGGGTGGCTTCTGCAATGGACATACCTTCTTGTTGTCCAATGATCTCGTTGTAGTCTTGCAGCCCAAGCGCAAGGTTTGCACCATGCTGCACTGATATCCCAGCCCACGGCCTAGCAGCCATAGGGAAACTCATCTTATGCTCTTTGCGTAGCCATAGCTTTAAGAACATCTCATCCTTGGTTGCCGTGGCTCCGCTTGCGCTGTCATGGTATAAGCCCATGTCTTTTAACTGTTGTGGTGATTCCTTCATGCCAATCCCTTTCTTCCCCATGCTTTCCCAGAACGTATCATTCTGTTTACACGCAGTCAACAATCATTTACAATAAAATTATGACATTGAAAGAGTATATGAAAATCAATAGGATAACGCAGTCAAAGATGGCTAGGCGGTGCGGTCTTTCTCGTTCTGCTATCTGTCATTATGTTTATTTAAGACGCTTTCCTTGTCCAGAAACTATGCGTAAGATTTTACTAGCAACCAACGGTGAGGTAACGCCTAATGACTTCTACAACCAAGCCATGCAGTAAATGCAAAGGCAAAGGTTTCTCTTATGTGAGGGATTACTTTGATCCTACTGAGGTTGTGCCAGAAGATTGCGAACATTGCGATGGCACTGGCAAAGTATCTAACACCATCCAGCTTGGTGATGGTTTGTTTGCCAAGAGAGCCGCCAATGGTAATTGTGTGAGGTGCGATACATTTCTTGATGGCGCGTTAAAGTGTAAGGTTTGTCATTTGGTTTATGGTGGTGGATATGTCGAATAAAAAGGATCAAAAAACAAGGGAGCGTAAGCCAAATCTGTATCAGCCTGTGGTTGGTTATTCTCACACAATGCAAATTGAACGTGACAAACAAGCATGGCAAGCTATCTCTGATAGTCTACCAGAAAACGCTTTCTCTGATGACGTAGTGCCTGATGATGACGATACAAAAGGCAAGGTAAGCAGACAAGCGTCACACATTGAAACAGGGTTAGACAATTATGGCTGACAAAAAATTAAAATTACTTGATCTTTTTTCTGGCATTGGTGGATTTAGTTATGCTGCTGAAAAATTAGTGGGTGGCTATGAAACTGTTGCATTTTGTGAAAACAACGATTTTTGCAAAGCTGTCCTTAATAAACACTGGCCTGGAAAACATATCCATGAGGATATAAAGGAGTTAAGTGATGAAGATGCAGATGGATATAGAGGAATTGATATTATCACCGCTGGCTTTCCATGCCAAGACATCAGCGTTGGTAAAAGAAATGCCGAAGGGATCAGCGGAAAACGCAGTGGTCTTTTCTCAGAAGTTTCCAGAATTACTAGCAGAGTACGACCAAAATGGCTTTTTCTGGAAAACGTACCAGCTTTGCTTAACAGGGGAATGGGAACTGTACTCGGAGACTTGGCCTCAATCGGGTATGACGCGCAGTGGCAAGTTATACCAGCTACAGCAGTCGGAGCAATTCATAGGCGCAGTCGCGTGTGGATTATTGCCCACGATCCCAGCAACGGAATACAAGGGTTGCCAGAAATACAGATACAGAGGCAGCGAGACTTTTCGTGGCTCAAAAATGTCAGAAGGTTTGAGGACATCCCAGAACGATCCCCCTTGTACTCATCCAAACTTTGCAGAGGCAATGCTGGGGTATCCAAAAGATTACACGCTCTTGGAAATACAGTAGTTCCTCAGAACATTGCCCCCTTTCTCTCTTGCATAAAGGATATGGAAAATGGCAGACAGCAGACAAAAAGGTGCAGCATTTGAAAGGGCTATCATCAATGCCATCAAGGATAGGCTAGGCGATAAGTTGCCTGAGATGCCAAAGCGCAACCTTTCTCAATATCAAATCAAAGGTGAGGCTGACATACTAATACCTGGATGGTCTATTGAATGTAAGGCTCATGCCAACACTGGTGGCGTTTACAAGCAGGGCTGGTGGCAACAAGCCATAGATGCCGCTGCAAATACTGACCGCTTTCCAGTTTTAATTTATAAATTTAACAACAGGCCAGTGCGGTGCGTACTACAACTCATGGCTGTTTGTCGTAATTTCTCTTATGATCCTGATTTAATTTGTGAAATGTCTCTTGATACATGGCTTCACATTGCTCAAGAAAGTTTGGGGGTTGACAGATAATTTCGCGTTGATAAAATCGGCTCTGCCGTTCCTTAGAAAAGCCGCGCAGCAACACTGCATTGCATTGATACTTTGCTTTCCTAAATTTCTATAAAAAAAAGCACTGCAATACAGTAGTGCATTGCAGTGCAGTAATGCCACGCGGCATTGCATAGGTTAATTATTTTTTCCCTCTCTCTTTTGCTAGTTGTTCGTTACGCTCTAAAATGGCGTTTCTCTTTAAGGCTTCATGCAGCATAGCAACTGGCTTTGGCATTTCTCTTTCGCCTTTCTCATAGCGTTGATAAGTTCGTTGCTTTACGCCAAGCCTTTCTGCCATCTGTTCTAGGGTTAGCCCTAACTGCAATCTTTGCAGCTTGATCTTTGTAGTTTGCATCGTTATACCTTTCTTTGTCCTCTTTGCTAGTGGGCTAGGCGGTGCATTAGCCAATTCTGCACCGCCTTTTTTATCCCTCTCTCTTTTACTATGCAGCATCAACATCGTTGAATTGATCCCAATCGTTGCAACCATATTCCAAGCCATGATAGTGAACATAGCCAAGCACAGAATACATCTTGTCTGCTGGTGCAAGGTTTTCATCAATGTGGATTAAAAGCTTGTCGCCTTGCCCATCCATATCCAGCAGCCGCAGCCAATAGCCATCTTCGCCATGCCAAGCCACAACCGTCATATCAAGTGTTGCGCTACTATATGGGCCAGCTACAGATGACAAATGGCTAATCGTTGCCATTCTGTGATGCTGTTTTTCCAGAAATTTTTGATCTGTTTTTTTAGACATGATTTACCCCTTTCTCTTTTGCTAGTTACTAACGATTACTAGGCTCAATAAACAAGAACCCACCACCATTGCCTTCTGGATCACGCGAAACAGCAATAGTTAAATAAATATCTTCGCCACCTTTTTCGCCCTTTCTCTTTAAAAGGAACACTGGAAAAGGTTCCAGGCCATCGTGTTCTTCGTCAAGTTCAAATCTGGTAATTTCAAAACCAACTAATTGTTGGTAGTATTCAGTTATATATTTTTTGTTGCTCATTTCTCTTTTATCCTTTTGCTAGTGTTATGCCATTACTGGCGATTTAAGAGCCACCGACAGCCTTTAGACTGTCAATGGTAGTAGTTTAGCCTAGCCCTATCAGTTGGGCTGGTGTGATGCATTGTGGCGCGTCCCAGTCATTGACCATGCCGCAACCTGTAGCGATGTTAACCAATAGAAAAGCTATAAACAGATTAAACGCGATAAACGCCAAACCGATAAAAAAGCCCTTAATCATTGCTATTCACCCACGACATAGCCTTAACCATCAAGCCACTGCCAACGCCCCAATCATCTACGCCGCCGTGCAAATTTAAACCGCCGCATTTTGACCAATCAGTTTCATTCAATGTTTCTAAACCGTAACGACTGACAAATTGACCAAGAACCTTGCCGCGTGGCGTGCTGCAATGCGGGTATCTACGATCATAAAATTCTATCATCGTTTGGCCTTTGCCCTCGCCTTTATTGTCAGGCTCATTTGTCAGGCAATTATCAAGACCGTATTTATCGCCGTGATAAACAATGCGAATTGACCAGTTTAGGCCGCTTTCCTTGTCTTTAAATGTTTTTGTTTTACACATAACCCTTTTTTCCTTTGCTAGTGTTAACTGATGGCCTCATCAGTAGCGAAACAATCGCTAGACGCGGCTTACACCGCGTTTCGGCCTGTTTAGAAATCGTTGAATTGATCGCCAGCTATAGGCTTGCCAGCGGCAAGCTTGGCGAATTGAATGAACATATCATCATCAGCTAGGCTGCCATCGTTGTCAGTCCATTCGCCGCCGCCACGATGATCCAAGGTTATAAAATCGCGTTGTTCATCGTTAGGGCTTTCGATGCTAAAACCGCAATCATCAAGAATGACTGCGTAATGCTCGCAATGATCCGACATTTTAAACAGCTTTGCATCAGTATAACCGCCGCGAACATCCGCGCCGCCGTGAATTTGAATTAAAACATATTGTTCGCCGTTGTCGTTTTCTAAATCAGTACCCTGCAAAACTTGGCTAAACTGATTATCCCAATTATAAGTATTCCATGTTCTGCGTTCATTTTCTGAGTTGTTCAAAAAACCATTAACGGCAAGCCATTGATGCTGTCGGTTGCTTGTTCCATAAAATTCGCCATCCCAATCATCACAAGGCATTGCGTTAAATTCGCGGCATAATTCATCCTGTTCTATGATCCCGCTTGTTAGCTTGTGAAATACTGAAACACTTAACTCAGGTTCCGCGCTAATGATTTCGCCTTTGTCGTTTTCCTGCGTGTAAAAGTTAAGCGTTGCTGGCGGCTCATTTCTAAAATCATCAATGGTCAAGCCTTGGTTACGTTGCCAGTTGCGTCCATTACCGCCGCCGCTGTCTAGCATATGCGTGCCAGTGTTAGCCGTTAGCATTTCAAATATTACTTGTTCGGTTGATTTGTTCATTGTCCTAATTCCTTATTTGCTAGTGTGTTAAACTTTTGTGATGATGATTGTTTTACCGTCAAATTCATTGAAAAATTCGGCTTGATAATTTGAAGCATTACCAAAAAATTCGTTTAAGTACTTGCCGCATAAATCAATGATAGGGCGTTTTTCATTGCCACTGATTTTGTGAGTTAGTTGGAATTCTTTTTTATCGCTAAAGGATAAAATGATTTGGCAAGCACTAACGTGCTTTTGAAATGTCATACCAGAATGAAGGCCAGCATTTAAAAGCGCGTTACCTTCTATCCAAATTCTTTTATTGCCTTTATTTATGCAAACTTTGTAAGTTTTCCTCATTGTCTTAAATCCTTTTGCTAGTGTTGATTATTCGATTATCAGCGGCGCGTATAAACAGCCAATGCCAACGCCACCTAATAGAGTGGCAATGTAAATGCCGTTTGGAAAGCCAGTCGCAACTTCAAGAACAGATGCAACGATGAAAACGATTGCGAGTAATGCAAAGATAATTGTGTCAGTCATAACTAAGCCCCTAACGCTGTTAAAAGCATTTCATACTTAACAAGCGTATGCTTGTAGCCCTTAGCCTTGCAATTATCAGCCTTAGCTTGAATAACAGCGATCAAGCCCTTTGAGGCTAGGTCTTTGTTAGTTGCAACAATCCAAGCGCCAATAACACCCTTTAGCTTTATAGTAGTTATTGAGCTTGATTGCTTGATGATAAGAGTTGGTTTTGTCATTTGTTTAGTTCCTTTTTGCTAGTGTTAATCCATTCAGTATAGTCCAATGGACTACATGGCAAGCATAAAATGCAAAATAAATAGAATTAATTTAACCAGGGCTGAGAGTAGTATATATATAAGCATAGACCAATGGTCTAATTTACTGTCAACATTATCTGTGATATAAAGATTTTCATTGCAAAGAAAGCAAAGCATAAAGCAGCGCAATGTTGCATGGCATCCAGACATTGAATTGGATTGAATGAGTTGGCTTTTACGTTTCATTACACACACAACACATACAAGCTTCGCGCAGCAATGCAAGGCAAGCTGCAATGCTGGCAAATGCAAGGCCAGCGGGGGCTTGCTGGAAATGCGATGCCCCCGACAGCCGCAGCCGTGCTTTATATATGTTCTTTT